AGTTTGATCACGAAATCAAACAAATTGTTGAGCATTATAAAAATAATTTTAAATGGTAACAAAGGAAACAATATGAACTTTTTAAATAAAATCAGAAACTGGCTTTCAGACCCAGAACCCATGTCTGTTGAACCCGAAATTGATCTTTCTAGTTTAAAGGTTGTTGAACTACGAGCTATAGCGAAAGAAAGAGGAATGAAAGGTTATACAAAACACAAGAAAGCTGCGTTGTTGCAGTTACTTAAAGGAGAATAAAATGAAATTATCTAATCAAGCAATTGGTGCCATCATGATGGCCCTCCAGGAATCTTTGATGCATCAGTCAGATATTGTTCCTGTTTTTAAAAAATTTGAACTTGAAGATGGCGACGACGGATTGGTGGTTAAAAATCCACCAACTGTGCATATACCCGCAGAAGAACACGCGGATACTACCACCCCCTAATGCCGCGGTATCCGTACGAATGTAAAAATTGTGGCGAGTGGCTAATAGTTTTTCATGGATTTGAAGAAACCTTTTCTGATTGTGAAAAGTGCGGACACAAAGATACGATGAAGAAACTATTATCAACGCCGCTTGCTATTAATAAAAAATCCATTGACATCTCCGACAAAAAGCTTTTTTGTAAAAAGGTTGGTGAGTTAACCCGAGAATATATCGAAGAAAATCGAAAGGTTTTAAAAGAACAAAAAAAAGAGGCAAAAAAGAAATCATATGAGTCGTCTTGAAATGATATTAAGTGCTGTATTATTATTTTCTGTGCTTTTGAATATCGGTTTAATATATTACGTGAGAGGGGCCATAGTGCGCCTCTTGGCAATATCCGAAGAGCTTGGCGATCTTCAATAAATGATCAATTCTTTTGCTACCCATGCAAAATCGGTATATGAATTGGAAATGTTTTATGGTGACGAAACACTAGCGCACCTTCTTGAGCATGCAGTGTCCTTTAATGAACAATTAGAGACATTTGAATATATTTATTCTTTAACTGAAGCTGAGGCATTGGAGCACGAAGGAGACCCACTTGATGATGAAGCTGAAGACAACGAAGCCGAAGAAATCTAAAAAAAACTATTACTTTACACAAGTCCATGAAGACGCCATTGTCAAATATGCCAATACAGAGTGTCTTCAAATAAGAACAGAACTTTATATTAAATATATTGGGCCTGCATTTAATGAAATGGTGGACAAGATCGTGTTCACTTACAAGTTCACCAGTCTGCCAAATATTGATTCTCTGAGAGAAGAATGTAAGATATGGTTAATGACTATACTCGGCAAATACGATCCTGAAAGAGGCTCTTCCGCCTTTTCTTATTTTTCGGTAATCACAAAGAACTGGTTTATTCATAAGGTTAAAAAACAGCAGAAACAAAACAAGCGAGAGGTGGATTTAAACAACATTTCTAAGAGCTATGAGGAACAATATCTTTCTACTGAAGAATCGTATTTGACTCATAGGGAAGAGGATGAATTCTGGAAAAAGTTTTACACAGAACTCAAATCGTGGGATACATCTCAAATGAAGGAGAACGATTTAAAAGTATATAAAGCGATTAACATACTTTTTGAGTCAAAAGAGGATATTGATATTTTTAATAAGAAAGCTATTTATTTATATCTTCGAGAGATCACAGGACTTAACACCAAACAGATTGTTAACTCCTTAAAGAAATTTCGGAAGAGATATTATAATTTTAAGCAAGATTGGGACACGGGAGTGATATGAGTAGCCACAATTTAGAAAATCTGATTGAAGAAGCGCTCGATAATATTCGCAGTGATAGAAAACTAGCGCGTGAATTTCTAAATGAGGTAGCTAATCAAATAGTGAGGGAGCCAGAACAAAATAAGTATCTTAGCCCAGTGGCCGCCAAACACGTAGAAACATTGCAGAGATCTAATGAACAACTAGTAAAGATAATTGGGTTGAGACAAAAAGGTCAAACTCAAAATAAGGGATTGTCAGAGGAAGATAAGAATAGTTTATTTGATATGATTCAAGGAGAAGTCAACGATGGCTAAAGACTTTCATGACCCTTCGCTTTTTACTGATAATGTGTCTGCATTGGATCTTTTTGATAATAGTATTAGAAAAGCGTTTGATTATAATGCGATAAAGGGCCCTACTTTTTTGGCTAAAGTTCTTGAGACTCCAAAGCCGATGGATGTAAGTGTGTGGAGCGAAGCTCAATCGGGGGGGGATATTGATGCGACGTTACCCCCAAACAAGAAAAGATTAAAATTTTATTTCAAGGGAAGGATCAAAGAGCTTCATGGTCAATTTCTAGATGACCCCTGTGAATTAAGTACAGGGACATGTCCCGAAGCCATTAAACGACTCCTCACAGATCACACTACTTTTGTTAATGATGGCATTTCAACAGAAATGCCAGGAGTGGGAGACATGGTGAGAGTGGAACTAAAGCCAGGAACAACCGGGCCTTATGATTTGGCCAATGGAACTTATGTAGGGCTATCTGTGGCTGGAGGGGCCGCAGCAACTAAAGCCGATAAACAAAGCTGCTATCAAATAGCAGATACTTTCGATGAAGAAAAGGCAACGGTACCGGCCCAAGACCCAGAAGAAGCAGCCAAAAACCCCAAGTCTGCGCAGATTGAGGACCCCACACCGCCGAGCCCAGGAGTTCCCCCTACGCCAAAAACCTTAGAACCCACAACCCTAGGCGCTAATCAAGCGATGTTTTATAAATCGCGGCCCGCCAAAGGCGAGAAGGGCTATCGCGATCCTAATAAGATAGTTCTTCACATAACGGCCGGCCGTTGCTACAATAAGCAAACGGCCCAGGGTGTAATTAATTATTTCGCTGCCGGCCACTATGATGCATATAAGGTCGATGGTAAATTTGTTTCTTGTGATCCAACAAAAGCAGCCCCAGAGGGTTTTCATTGTAAGAAAATTCATTATTATGACAACGTATCCTATTTAGATCCTCCAGGATCCGCATTAGAGAAGGGGCCGAAGAATGTAGGGATTCATTATGCCGTCGATGGAAATGGAGATGTAGTGCAGGGAGCGCTGGAAAAAGATGTAGTTGTACATGCCGGTAAAGTTCCTGGCGGAAATAAGCGCTCCATAGGCATTGAAATGTTGGGACATCATAGCCATACAATAGCTGCAGAATGTAAGCCGGGAATGTTTAATCCTACTATGATGCATGCAGTGGTTAAATTAGTGGCAGAAATTGCCGTGAGAAATGATATTCCTGTGGATAGGAAACATATTGTTGGCCACGATGAGTATCGCAAAAATAAATATGGACCTGGAACTTACCCGGAAAGGAACAAAGAAAAATTCGGCTATGAAGGGGGCTGGGATTGGGATATTTTTATGGAAGCAGTCAAAGCCCAAATAGATGGGATACCCATTATATTAGCTCAAAACTCTACGTCGGGCGCGGTAGAAAAATCTATTGTTTCGCCTCCAACTTCTACCGACTCAACAGCGGTTGCTGCAGCCGGAGGCCTCGGAAGTGTAGGTAAACCAGGTGCCAAAGGGTAGCCAAACTAAAAATGCCTAAAATCTATAATCCTGAAAATACGTTAGATCCACCCAATTGTCCCACTGTGGAGGCTACTCTCACTGAGTTGGGCTCTATTAATACAGTTCCTCCCCGGAGCGGGTTATATCATAATAATGTTTGCGGGCCTGAATTAAACTTTTATCAAGCTCCAAATGAAAGTTGGATACAAAGGGAAGGATCTTATATAGTTTTAGGAACTGATCGTCCAACAGGAGTAGCCTCGGGCTGGGGCGCCCAAGGCGCCCAAATTGCCAATTCTATTGATGTAGTGGTTGGGAGAATGTCGTCGACACGAGATGGGGAAGGACCCGAGCCCGGTTCAATAGTCAATAATAGTTTTATAGCTGACGCAGCGAGAGTTTATATTAGCCAATTAACAGATTTAGATAAGAACTTTGGAATAGAAGGAACCGCAATGCCGTCCCCTGGATCTGGCATAGGCATTAAAGCTGATGGGGTTCGTATTATTGGAAGAGAGGGAGTTAAAATAGTAACAGGAACAGCAAAAGGGTTTAGAGGCTACGGAAATGATGGTGAAACTAATTCTTTAGGATTCCCAATAGCCGCTGGGCCCATTATTGAATTGAACGCAGGAAACTTTTCGGGCGAACATATTATTCCTGGCGGCAAGTTTCTAGACTCCAGTGCTATCAAAGCGATCCAGCCGGTTTTGCTTGGAGGCAATACAAAAGATGCACTACGAGAACTTCTTGAGAGTGTGGAAGATATACAAAAAGCTACGTATCAATATGCTCGTTTTAATACCAAAATTATCAATACCATAGGTATGGCTTTTGACGCTCTCACTGCAGTGTGTCCTCCATGCGCCGTTCCCGCTAACATATGTCAAGAGTATGTAAACAGAATGCGGAGTGACACCATCAATCCCTTATATCACACTAGAGTAAATTTATCGTTATGGGAACTTAATTATCTACATCCCGCAGGAAGCAAATATATTTGCAGCAGAAACGTAAGAACAACTTAATCACAAAGACATTTAAATGGCAGAATCAAAATTTTTACAATATCAAGACACTAGCGGTACTGGGCTTGTTGATACATGCGACGAAGTAATAGAGGTACCAGAAGCTCCGTGTGATGAAAGTCCTTGTATTCCACATGGAAATGCAATTGTTCCCAATTGGCATCGCAGTGAGTCGGCCGCCGTATTTTTAAACGAAAAGATTTGTTATTTTCAGGTACCCATTGAAACTCCATACACGACAACTATTGATGAAAAATTATTAACACGAATCGATTTGCCAGAAGAAGAAGCTGACGGTTCTTTAAATGATCGATTTGAAGAATTTTTAGACACTGCCGTTACAGCATTTTTACAGGACAATAATAAAGATGACTCAGAAGCTGTCAAACTAAGCGTCAAGGAAGCAGTTATATGGGATGTGAAGACTGATTATTATTTAGAGCCGCGCGCCATGTCGCGACTACGGTTACTTTATTCTTTACCTTTCGATGTGGTTTATAATTTAGAAGATGCCGAAGATGATTCAGACACAGAGGATGACGATGAAGCCACCGGTATCGAAAGCGAAGTTACTTATACAATTGATGATTTAAAACTTAAATTATTGCGGATCCGAAAAGGTCTAAAACTATACAGTTGGTATAATAAGATATACACAAAGTTGGAACAGGGTAATCTTTATTATCAAGATGCGCCCTTTGAGGGAGTACTTTTTCCTCTTGATGACTATGGGGATTGGGGGATTATTAAGGGCTCGATCACAGCTAAACTGCTTCCGGACTTAGATGAATTCTTAAACACAAAAGGATATAATATTGCTGGTATTGGGGGGTTTGGGGGATTTTGGAGAAGAGAAAAAGTCGAAGAAGTAACGTTTAGCTTTAGTGGCGAATATGAACTTCTTAAGTTGTCCATTTATACTCAAGGATGTCCTAATACTCCTGTAGTTTTTAAGAAAGATAGTAAATTGGAGCCTCTCTTTCGATCAAATTCACCATGGAAAGATCCAACAGCGCTGGCGTATCTGTCTCAATTAAATGACATGGAGAGTGATTTAATGGCAAGAGAGCCAATGCCATGGCTCGAATTTGTACAAAAGTACACATACCCTACAATATACTCCACCACCAATCAAGCATATGCCAACACTGACCCGAAAGAAAGTATAGCCAGTTGTGTAGCAGACGCCCTAGCTAATGAAGGAAAACAATTAGGGGAAGATATTTTAGATGAAGTTTTCTCTCTCGGGGACGCGATAGCATATCAATTTAACAAAAATTTATGTTACGAAGATATTCAAGGAGTTATAGACGAGAAAATTAAGATCGGTCAGGTGTGGGATCCAGATACCAAACAAGATGTGGATATCATGAAGATGGCCAAAATGCAGGCTTACGAATCGATAGATTCCAAATCAACTTTAGCCTTTTGTGGATCACTTACCAATTCTGTAGACTCTATAGAGGAGCTTTGGGAAGAAGCATTTGATAAAATTAAATTCTGTGGTATGACAGAACTAATGATGTCGGTGATTTCTTGTCTCTTTTCAGGCCTGACTTTTGAGCAGGCCATGGCCGCTGTCATTGAAAGTGCACTCCGGGCCATGAGCTTAGAAAATTTTGATAAGTTGTTTGTGGGATTACCCCCAGACAAACAAGCAGAATTGAGTGCGTTAATCAACAAGAAATTAGAAAGTGGAGACGTGTTTCAATCGGGAAGCGACCTTCAAACAACCTCAGACAAAATTGCCGCAGAAAATCTATCAGTCGCAGATGGTAGTTATCCATTTCAAAATGAAGCTTTAGTAGACGAGCAAAACAAAACAGATCTACAAGGTGACCCGCCTGGCACTACTCGAGGCTCACCCCTTTCTGCGGCCGTCACCGATGAACGAACTTTGGCGCGCCAATTAGATGGAGGTGTCGGTAAGGATAAGCTGGATCCAAACCTTGTAATGGAAGCTATAATTTTGGCTTATATAGAATTGTATTCAGATGCATATATGGATTTATTAGGAGAATTGAATAAATTGCCTGGGGCCCAAATAGTCTCTTATATCATTGCTACATTAGATTGTCCAGTTCCACCCCCCTTCAATCCATCCTATATAGACTTCATTAAAGACTTTGAAATACCATTTTGCACGACTAATCGTGGTATTACGATGCCGCGATATGAAAATCCGTATGGTTGGATGGCTAAAATAGGAGACCCGCACGCATTGCTGATGGAATCAGCCAAATATGCCATCCAACAAGCATTATTAAAAATATTGGTAATGATTTTCACAAAAATATGTGAAATATTGGGAGAGGCCGCCTGCAAAGCTCTTGGAGCTACAGGCCAGGTATTGGGTGCTTTGGCTTCCGGAGGGCGCACAAAAATTAGTGATGCCATTAAAGATTCTATTTGCGGCGATGATGTCCCAGACGAAGTAATCGATGATACATTGGTAGATTTATTTAGTGATCTGGGCCTAGGCGCCGCAGCCCTCGCAGATTCAGAGCAAGTTTTAAATTTAGCTGGAGATGTTTCGAATGCTGTTACCACCGAAGAACTTTATGACGCTTTTTTGTGTAAACCTTCTCAGGAATTTTTAAAAGTTGTTCGTCAAATAATTCATTACGAGTACCCCGATTTTGAGCAGGGCCTAAAAAGCGAAGAAGCGATCAAAAGCTTTTTCTGTAACATAGGTAATTTAATGCCTGCAGATTTTAAAGATCAAATGCAGGACTTTTTAAATTCATTCCCAGATAATATCACACAGGCCGCCGGTTTGTGTGCGTGTGCCTCTCCCGAACAGGTAGAAGAATTTTGTGAACTACGAAAAGAAATATTGGGAGGTAGAGCTACTCCTGCTCAACTAGAGCAAATATGCGATGATATCTCTGACGGTGCATTAAACGATTTAGGAGATATAGCCAACGCATTACAGGGGGGAATTCCCGAAGACGCGTTACCATCGTTATTTTCAGACCCGGGTTGTGATAATGGCTTATTGCCTATTGAACCTCCTGAAGCTGTAGCTGATACAATAGCTGGCTTAAGTAACGATTTAGAGGCATTAAAAATTGAATTTACTTACGATATGATAGGAAACGGGCCATGGGAGGCAAAATGGGGTTTGATGAATATGATTCTATCCGACACGATGGGTCAGCCCCTTACTGCTCATTATCGAAAATCCTATGCTAGAAGATCATATGTTGATTTTTATATGGACCAGGATGAAGCCGCATTGATGGATGCACTAGATACGTCGGCCGATTTACCTCGTAGATTCAGTCCGGAAAATGCATTTAACGCTATCTTCCCCAATCCTCCTAAACTAGGAAAACAGGAAGGCGCCTTCCCTACTAAGATCGCAGATTGGTTGCAAGATTATATGCAAACTAAATTGACACTTACTTTTGATTCAAATAACGAATTTATAGGAGATGTGGAAACCCCCACCACATTTGCTAAAGCCGGCGTGAGAACTTTTGGAAGTGGTCTTAACTTATTAAGACTAGACTCAGAAACTTTAGGATATAACACCAAAATTGATGTGGACTTTGATGAAAAAACCCTTCTCCTCACCGAGCAAGCACGAAAAGCCACCCCCGATCTTACATTGTCTTTTCAAGACAACTGCAAAGGTTTACAAGCTGATAAAGACCCCACAAGCGGGGGTGTATATACAACCATTGACGAAAGGGAATATGACGACGACGGCATCTGGACCGGAGACTACGTCGAAGCGGCCGAAACAAGCGCGCTCCCTTGGTTCTATGACACCGGTGATGCATTTTCTAAAGCCTTTGACCTGGAACTTTACCTATCTGATTTGGTTTCTGATAATGGGTCTTTATCCGGCGCCAGAAACCGTGGCTCTCTCTCTGGATTAAGTGAGGCAATTACTTCATTGAATGATGGCCATCGACACACTTATATTTTGGATAGCGTAAACAATGGAGAAACCTCATGGGCAGATGGCCACGTTCATTCTATTGTAAGTGGAGTTGTTGAAGAAGTCTGCGATGAGGAGGGCGAATGCCATACTCATACTTTGATGGAAACCTCTATAGGAAAAACCGCGGCCACCACAAACTCACCGCGGGATACTGCGCGCATAAGAATTTTAGAAAAATCAAATATGACGGGTATTACTTTTACTAAATTAGCGGCGATGGTACCCGTCGTTCGACTTAAAATCCTTGGAAAGGAAATAGTTCTTTTTGACGAACTCCAAAATCTTTTAACACCAAAGAACAGCACTGATACTGTCGATAGTGTAGGAGGGTTGATCGCATGGTTGGCGTCCTGGGGCACCGCCGGCGCCGGAGCCGACTTTTTTGAATTTCCAAGCATTATCATGCAGGATGTGAAATATGAATTTTTATCGGTTGATGATACTTTAGATGGAATAAATTTTGATAATTACCCTACTTTCCTTTCTACTTTTTCGGGATACCAAACAGAGGCGCCCCAAGTCGTCTTGCTAGAAGAAATATTAAAAAACAATGGTTATTATGTTACCAATCTGAAATCGGAATATGATACCATAGCCGGTGATTTGGCTAATTTAATCGCTGCAGAAGTGGCTTATAATGACAATGGTTTTAGTTATGGCGCCACTTATGATGATTTAGGAGTGGAAGATGTCGAATATGTTATCGAGGAAGATGTTGGGAACTCCGTAGCTGGGACGAATTATTATGACGTTACCATTTCTGTTACCGCTGACGATCCTGGCTGGATGCAAGTTCTATATGGCGATGAACGTCCCATTTTAAATCGTGATATGATTATGGGTATCAGTAGAATGCAATATGATGATAATGTGGGAGGTACTAAAACCAATAGAGTTTTTTATTTAGATCCCCTTTCGTATGGAGGATCTTATGTAAACCCTCCGCTCCATATTGCACCGCCCAAGAGTGAAGGATGGTTGGGCTTTGTGGAGGTAATGTTCCCGGAGATGAGCCCTTGCAAGCCGTATACAACAGATCTAATTGACTTTCAGGATATTCAACAAAAAATTAATGATACTTATCCCAATATCCCCGAAGATGAACGCCTAAAAGATGATCCCGATTGTGTGGAGGAGTTGCCTTACAATAGAATTTTAACCAGATCAGACACTTCTGGATTAGAAGGGCTTATCAGTGCGGCTATTAGGGTTTATGTGAGTGCAAACTTTGTTAAATCTATGGCCACTTTTACAAAATTTAATCCTAGTTTTCCCGACGTCTTCAGTTCTCTTTATGCGCAATATATTGTTGAAGACATGGAAGCAGGCTTTAAAGATGCACAAAAAGCCTTTTGGGAATTTTTTAATCCTTTTAAAAATAGCAAGTTCTGGTATGGCTTTTTAGAACAAACTGTACAGTTGTATGGGCGAAAGGTGGACGACGGTTCTATCATAGAACCTCCCGAAGATGTATTGGATGCATTGGCGCGCCTAAATGACATGCAACAAGGATATGCGTATCCAGATAAAGCGGAGCTAAAGGAAGAACGCGGCCAAATGGCTGGCCTGTTTGAGACCTTAAAAGGATATCGCTCCGACAAAAATTACGAAGCTATCCAAGCCACTGAAGATGATGCCAAATTAATTTTTAAGGAACTAGTCAAAGAAGAATTAAATTTTATAGGGAACAAACTCATTGAAAATCTTAAACTAGTTGGAATGGGCCCCGACATTTATGATCTGGATTATTATATTCTTCAATATCTATCGACTGGTGGGGACTCCCTCACTCTTAACGAAGAAATGAAACGTACTTATGTAGACCTCCCAACCGAGGGTGAAGAGTATTACAGCAGCGGCGCCGAATTCGCATCTCCAGATGGAAGCGAATATGTGGGCTATTATCATGTTACAACAGATGAAGAAGATGGAAGTCCTCTTTATATGGCGGGAGAGTTTCATTCTGATGCGGAACATGATATTTTAACTCCTTTCGCTAATAAAATTGAAGTAAATGTGGGAGATATAGCGCCATTGGGAACTGCTGGGACTGGCGGATCTATATCTAGTACGAATAGTAATGATACAGAGACATACGGAACGAAGCCATTTATTATTGAAAAGTACATAAGAATAGGAGATTCTTATGATACACCTGAAAATCAGATTGATATAATAAGCGCTAACTCGAGCGATTTAAATATTTCAGATGTGTATCCGGGAACCTTAGAACTTGTAACTGATACTAACGATGAAGTGGTTGGCTTAACGGGCGAATTGGGTGTAAGATATGGTTTGAGATTTTCCATAAATCTCTCCGGAGGCCCTTATATTATTACAGAAGTTGAAATAGATGCTTTAGATGTTAAAGTTAATCAACTAGATCCTTTGGAATCTAACAGTATGCTCTTGTTGTGTCTGGTTAATTTACTTAAAGAAGATGACCGGTTTAGAATGGTTGCTCATTATATTTTCCCATTAAGCAAACTGACAGCTACAACGGCCATTTATAATGGAGAGGCTTTTCTTCCTTCGATTGGCGAGAAGGTGGTACCAGTGGGCCAGGTCAAATCGGATGCCTTATCAGATAAACCAGGGATGAATGTTGGTTTTGAATTGATCAACGCCGCAGGCACTGTCACCGATATCGCGACGGGCGATGCCGTTTCTGTTAGGGCAGTCGTCGGTGGTGTGGCTGGATGGGCAAACAAAGTGGACCGCGACCCCTCCAGTTTGGTCAATCCTCTTGCTGGAGTGGGAGTGGTGGATTACGATGAATGGGACCAAGTTTTATTACGAAACTCAAAGAGTAAAATTAAAAGAATGTTTAAGAATTATTATAATGGTCGGGATTGGGAAGACGACGATGAGGCTGGTTCTGAAGACAGCGCAGGGGTGATTCTTACTAATCAACTCAAAGAAAAGTTCCGCCCGCGACCGGGCAAAAGCCTCCTGCCATGGTGGAAAAGAAGAATGCTTCGCACAAACCCCTTTAATGCTAGCGGAGAATTGTGCGAAGAAAAGGATTAAGTAGTATTTACTAAGAGGTATATAATATGAGTTCACTTGCTGCAGCACTTCCACTGGAGATAGATTATAGTACAGGTTTTAAAATGATTACAGATCTTAAGACACTAGTCAAACAAAATTTGAAAATGCTTCTTCTTACAAATCCAGGCGAAAGAGTAATGGAACCTAGGTTTGGAGTTGGAATTAAAACTTATTTATTTGAGAATTTTGGAAGTCAAACTTCTGCCAATATTGATAATAAAATTAGGGAACAAGTTAGGATTTATATGCCAGCAGTCCAAATTCAAGAAATAACTTTTGGTATTACTGATCCTGACAATAATCATTTAGGAATACAACTCAGGTATACCATTCCGGGAGTTGGAGCTTCAGATTTCTTAGAAATAACTAATTAAAAAACGAGGGTTTTTTGATGTCAAATGAACAAAAAAAGATAATACCAATAGATTACACTCATCGCGAGTATGAAAGTATTCGTGAGGATTTAATGCAAATAGCTGAACGCTTTTATCCGGATACATTTAAAGACTGGAGTGAGGCTTCTTTTGGTTCTTTGATGCTTGATGCAGTGGCGTATGTGGGAGATCAGCTTTCCTTTTATTTAGACTATAATGTTAATGAATCTTTTTTAGATACTGCATACCAATATAATAATATTCTTCGTCATGGCAGAGTTTTAGGATATAAATACACCGGTGTTCCATCAACCTATGGCCAGGTAGCTCTTTTCGTTATAGTGCCAGCATCGGCAACAGCTTTAGGTCCCGACACCTCTTATACACCACTTTTAAAAAGAGGCTCTCGATTCACCGCCTCCAATGGCACTAATTTTGTCTTAACGGAAAATGTTGACTTTTCCGACACTAAAAATCCCGTTGTGGTAGCCACTGTTGATACTACTACGGGCGCCCCTACATTTTATGCGATCAAAGCATATGGAAATGTAGTCTCTGGATATTTCACTCAGGAAAAAATTAGAGTAGGAGCATACCAGAAGTTTTTGCAAGTACCCATGGCCACAACAAATGTAGCGGAGATCATGTCTGTAACTGATTCGCAAGGTCGCGAATATTTTGAAGTGGATTATCTCGCTCAAGACATGATATTAAAAGAAATGGGAAACACGAACTTTAAGAACGACAATGTGCCTTCTATTTTAAAACCATTTTTAACCTCCAGAAAATTTGTGGTAGAACGTACGCGCCTTTCCTCCTTCTTGCAATTTGGCAGCGGGAAGGAGGGGGAAACGAATGTCGTGGCGGATCCACAATCTGTGGCGGTGAATGCATTTGGAAAAGCATATGTAACCGATACGACTTTTGATCCCACTCGTTTGTCACGAAATGAAAGCCTTGGGGTGGTTCCTTCGAATACCACCTTGACAATAACATACCGAGTAACAAATGCCACCAACTCTAATGTTGCGGTAACTGCTTTAAACTCAGTAGGTAATGCCAAAATGGAATTTAAAAATCCAGAGTCATTAACAAGTACCACGATGCAAACGGTCATTAACTCGTTAGAAGTCTCTAACGAAGAGCCGATTATGGGCAACGTTGGCGCGCCCTCGTCCGGAGAAGTTAAAAGAAGAATTTTTGATACTTTTCCCACTCAAAATAGAGCAGTTACTCAAGCGGATTATGAAAATGTGGTTTACAGGATGCCGGCTAAATTTGGGTCAGTTAAAAGAGTTTCTGCGCAAAAAGATCCCAACTCGTTGAAAAGAAATCTTAATTTATATATTGTATCGGAAGATAGCCAGGGAAAATTAGTTAAAACCAATAACACAATTAAAGATAATGTTAAAACTTGGTTGAATCAATATAGAATGATTAATGATACAATTGATATTTTGGATCCCTACATTCTTAATATTGGCATTAATTTTACCATTAAAGCAGCCACAGGCACCGACAAGTTTGTTTTATTAGATAACGCAGTAAATGCGCTAGCGGCAAAATACAGTACACCTTATTACATTGGAGAACCTTTCTATATTAGCGATATTTACAGTGAACTTAAAAATGTCACAGGTTTGTTGGATGTTTTAACTGTTAAGTTGGTTAACAAAGTCGGCGCAAACTATTCAGGGGCTAATATTGATATTAATGATAACCTTTCGCCAGACGGAAGCTATTTGGTTGTTCCGGCAAATGCTCTTATAGAGATTAAGTTTCCTTCGACTGATATTAAAGGAAAGGTCGTATAATGACTATCAAAAGATATGTGGCAGATGCTGATAACACTGTTGTTAACGCTTATGATGCGAATTTAAAAACGCGAGGCACCGGCGCCAACGCGGGCCAATCGGATATTTTAGAGACCTTCTCTATTTATGGACGCGTCACCACGAGTTCTCAAGAATTATCTCGCATTCTCATTAAGTTTCCCATCAGTGATATTTCTACAGACAGAACCAACAATGATATACCAGCCAGCGGCAGTGTTAGTTTTTATTTGCGCATGTATAATGCAGAACATTCAAAAACTGTACCACGAGATTATACTTTAACAGTTCTTACGGTTTCACAATCGTGGCAAGAGGGCGTCGGCTTGGATTTGGAGGGGTATAAGGATTTGACGCTAAGCAACGAGGGTTCCAACTGGATGTCGGGCTCCAACACTGCCAATGCTGGTGCGAGCGCATCGTTGACAGCCCTCAGTAAAACAGCGGGTGAAGCTAATACTCGAACTTTGGTCATTACTGATGTGGCTGCCAATTCTGTTTCTTTTAGTATTGATAACAGCACCGATACTTCCACGGCAACAGTCATCGGTTTTTCTAATGCAAATAGCAACGCTTCACAATTTGCTACTAATATTGCGGCTGCTATTAATGCCGCCAATACAGCCGAAACACTGAATATTGCAGCCACAGCTTCTGGCGCCACTGTAACTCTTACTATGACTTCTATTAGTTTTGCAGGAAATCGCGTCTCAGATATAGCTGGAACTGCAATTACAGATAGTGTTATTACGGCTGCTTCACAATGGTCCGGAGCGACCGCTGGTTATTGGACTGATATTAATGGTACTTTGTTGGCCGGCGGGTCATATATTACGGGAGGAGCAGTGGCGGGCATTGTAGATACCGAAATTTTTACTTTCACTAAAGATTTCTCCACCGGATTAGAAGATTTAGAATTAGATATCACTCCATTAGTAGAGCAGTGGATGGGTAGCACATACTCTAACTATGGCGTGGGAGTACATCTTTCGGCCAGTTACGAAGCATATGAATCGGGTTCAGCAAATACTATCACTAGTCGTATTCCAGGACAGCTTGCCCTTGACGGTGATGATGATACACAAAGTGTTATTTACAATCCGAGCGGTTCAACCACCTCCTATTATACCAAGAGGTTTTTTGCCCGTGGGACCGAGTATTTCTTTAAAAAACCAACTATTGAAGCTCGATGGAATTCAGCAAAAGCTGATGATAGAGCAAACTTTTTCTTTAGTAGTTCTCTAGCCCCAGCCGCCAAAAATCTTAATACAATATATTTCTACAACTATATTGATGGCCAATTGACTGATATTCCCGACTTAGGAGATGATAAACGTATTTATGTGAGCATTTATTCGGGTTCAACCGGAGGTTTTTATACAGGGGGTGATGGAGATGATGTGCCCCCCTCAGACATTCCTGTTTCCGGTTCTCTCTCGGGGGCATTTGGATCGATAGGCAATACTGGGAGTGCACAGGTATTATCTCTTGACGATCCGGGCCATGTTGGCAGCGATAATCAAACAGTTGTAACGGGGGGTATTGTTTCAACTGGTATTTATAGCGCTTCTTTTGCGTTTACAGGTACCACCAATCCTATACTTAAAACCATTTATGATGTATGGTTTACAGGAAGCCACACTACTACAAATGCTAGCGATGCTATTACACAATATTTTACAGGCGCGATTGCGTGTCACACATTGCGCGCCCAAAACCGCATCACTCGTCCAACTTATTATATGAACATCACAAATCTCAAAGACAAATACCGCGCAAATGAAAATGCACGGTTTAATTTATATGTTAGAGATAAAAACTGGCAACCGACTGTATACACAGTGGCCAATATTAATCCGCCGACAACGAATATCATAAGTTCTTCATATAGGGTTTATAGAACTTTAGATGCTTACGATGCCATTCCATATGGAACTGGGAGTGATTTACAGACACTGATGTCTTATGATGTTTCGGGAAATTATTTTGATTTAGATATGAACTTGTTGGAGCCTGGGTATGAATATGCATTTAAATTCTCTTTCTATGATAATGGGCTTAATTCGTGGGTGGAACAACCAGACGTCTTTAGGTTTAGAGTAGAAAACTATGAGTATTAAGAAACTTTTTCAGTCTACCGATACATCTCGAAATTATCTTTCTGATACAAATCAGAAGGATGCGTTTAAGGATGTAGAATCAGCGAAAAATGTTTCTGAGGTTCGCGAAAAGCAAACCTCCTTCATACCGCCGCTAGATTATAGTAAACCGAAGAATTTTGTAAAATACGGTTCTGCGAATTTATATTATAAGTCAGCAATCGAAAGGATTATTGATTACTTTCCTTATGATGGGTCTGACGCTGAAATCAATGGGTTCTATAACGAATCGCTTAATATAGAAAAGTATATTTTCGATAATGATTATCCTCGTACGAATGGATATGCGCTTTTTAGCGCTGACAGTTGGGGTGATAGAAGTGGCGCTAAGGTCCAAGGCTATGGACTTCCAGCAAGTCAAGAATATATTGAATTTAAAGGTGGTCCAAATACTATTACTTCTAGCACCACTGCTGGTTTGTTTGAGGATCCCGAAACATCGAGTAGGAATTCCGCCAATATTTATGATACAAACATTTACACGACGGCTGGTTTAGAATCAAATTATGGAACAGGTTCGCGAGAATCTAACTTAGAATGTAATTTCGACAAAGGTGTTACGCTGGAATTTTGGCTGAAGAAAGATGATTTTGATGCAAGTAAAACAGCTAAAGAAGTTATTTGCGACATTTGGACTGGGGTAGAATATGGCAACGATGCATACGGACGAATTCTATTATCTATAAATGGGGCGGCCGCCACCTCTCCTTTCATTCTTACGGTTTATAGTGGATCCACTGGATTTGCGCAAAAGACTTTAGGAAGCAGCAATATCACAGCAACTTCGGTGGCCAACGGGGCATGGCAACATTATGCTGTTACTATGCAAAACTCTGGGAGTGGTTTTGTCTCTAAACTATATCTATCGGGCGCCCTCGATGATATAGATACAACCACTTCCACTACTTTGGGAATATTGGACGTTAAAGCAGATCTTACTGGCGCCATGATAGGGCGCTTGGGGGCTTTGGTCACTGGGCCACCTACCATTGATATAGCCGCCGGCGCCGGTAAATTAAGTGCGTCTATGGATGAGTTCCGCTTTTGGAAAGCGGCCAGAAATGGCGCCGAGATTTACAAAAATTGGTTCACACAAGTTCGCGGTGGCACCAACACAGATATCTCCAACACCACTTTGGGTGTATATTATAAATTTAATGAAGGTATCACTGGCACCGCTAGTATCGATAACAGCGTTCTAGATTATAGCGGAAGAATAACCAACGGCAATTGGATCGGATATGATTCAGACTCTCGTTCTCTTAATTCTGCCATAGTCCAGTCTTCTGCCTCAGCAACAGAATATAAAGACCCCATTATCCGCAGTAACAACCCAGATGTTATTAGCCTTAAGAATACACTCGAAAGAAAAGGATCTGATTACGATTTCAACAATAATGCTTCTTTTGAAAGTTTAATTCCTAGTTGGGTAGTAGAAGAGGCCAACTCTCGTGACGGACAATATGTAAACCCGAATCCGAGCAACATTGAGATGGTCTCGCACGTTTTGGGTACCTATTTTGATAACTTAAGATTGATGATTCAATCAACCCCTAAGCTTAGATATCTTAACTATGCTAGTGCTTCCAACCCACCTACTGCGTTTGCCCAACATTTACCACAATCATTAGGTTTGTATATGCCCGAGATTTTTGTAGATGCAAATGTGATGGAGAAGTTTTTAAATCGAACTGATAATACTTTATTTGAGGGAGATCTTACCGAAACTAAGAATCTTATTTATCAAAACATTTATAATAACCTCACAAACATTTATAAGTCAAAAGGCACAGAAAAAGCAATTAGAAATGTTTTACGTTGCTTTAACATTGACGACAAATTGATTCGCTTAAACGTTTATTCTGATAAACAAGTTTATGAGCTTAAAAATAATTTACGACAAACATTAGTCAATCAAAAGATGTTGAACTTCAACGAATCTGCTAACGTTGGGGGTGTCGTTTACCAAGCACGCCCAGTAATGCCCCAAAACTATCTTTTGACAGAAAATTGGTGGTCAAAGCAGGCGTATACTGCAAAATCCTCCCTAGTAGGTTGGTGGCGTTTAAATACTGATATTGCCACCGCAGGAAGTGAAGCGGATTCTAGCGGAAACGGACACACTGCCACAGCCGGCCCGGCTCCAGATTGGCCAGATCCTGTGGTTACTCCGTCTACCATGATTCAAGCCAATACCAATTATTTTGACGGCACTACTTCGGGACTTAGTGTATCCTCCGCTAATGCTTTGTCTTTTACTGATGGCTCGGGTACCGATACTGCTTGCAGTTTTCACTTTAGGTTTAATGGAACTTTTGACGAAGGCGCGACATCTTATTACTACTTGGCACAGAAAGGAGACGGAACTACGACCAACTCGGAATATCGTTTTTACCTATACGATGGCGATGGCGATGGTGACGCAGTAATGACCGTCAAATTTTATGACGCCGGCGGGGATTATATTGGAGCATACACGACGACGTCTTTAAATAGTTCACAATGGTATGACGTTGTTGTCACTTATGACGGAAGCGAAAACTCTAGCGGCATCAAAGTATACGTTGATGGGGTTGAGGTTGCAACAACTACGTCGGAGTCTGGAACTTATGATGGAATGTCGAGAACAGGTGAGGATCTTTACCTAGGAGCGAGAGTAACTAGTTATGACTTTAAGGGTTATCTTGGCGATGTTGCTGTTTGGAATTCAATTTTATCTCCCACGGATATTAAGGCCCTCTACAACGCAAAAGAAGGCGTGAATGCCAATAGCTATGTAACCGAGACCTTTGGATATATTTCTGGTAGTGAAGGCGTAGGTGTTCCAGACGGCGTTCCTTATGAAAGCAAATATGGCTTTACTGCCGAAGCAGATGTCATTTTTCCTAACTTTGCAGATCCAGCAATGCCGACCAGTCGTCAACCCACTAGTATCTCTTTGTTTGGAATGCAGTCGGCATCGACGGATAACACTGTTGAGCGTCCACTGAACGATACAACCTGGTATGCTTCCGACAATGCAAGTTTCCAGGTATTTGCCCTCAGAGATGAACCAAATTCTAAGAATGTCAAGTTTCAGTTGACATCAGCATTTGGACCAGATGTCGATCAGCCGTTCCCCGTCATGGCAAGTGAAACCTTTTATGATGTATATGATGATCAAGCTTGGAACTTCTCAGTTAGACTCAAGCCAAGTCAGTGGCCACTGGCTCAAGTAGTGACGGGTGCGACTGCTTATACTTATGATGTAATTTTTAAAGGAATCAACGCTGAATTAGGTGTGGTTCGAAATAGTTTTGAGCTTTCATCATCGATTTCCCAGACTCTCGGACAGAACTTCTTAAAAGCAGCTAAACGACTGTATGTTGGCGCTTTAAAACATAATCTTACTGGCTCTTTATCTTCATCATGTGATGTAGTTTTTGAAGGCGCAAGATATTGGTTAAAATATCTTGACGATTTGAGTTTAAATCAACATGCTTATGATATCGATAACTATGGTATTTCAGGGTCTTATCAATACACGTCGCCCTTTGACATAAACTTGCAAAACAGTGGCAGTGTATTGAACTCCAATATGTTAGCATTAAACTGGAATTTCAGTGAACTTTCAGCTTCGAATGTTAATGGAGGTTTTACAGTGACTGATATCAGTTCCGGCTCCACTGAAATTCGAAACAATTATGGATGGGTTGGCGAAATTGCAGGATATCAAATGGCAGGCTCTGGGTCGGGGTGGTCTAATAGTTCCCAAACTATAATTCAAAGCCAGTCAGTGAATGCATACCAGTTTATTAATCCAGAGATAGCGGTTTCTTCGGACATGATACAGATACTATCTGAAGACGACACTTATTTTGGAGTCTCCGAAACTCCCCCACAATTTACTTATCTGCTTGAAAAGAGTATGTATAATGCCATCTCTGAAGAAATGCTTAATTTCTTTGCTGGTGTTGTTGACTTTAATAATGTTATCGGAGAACCCATTAATCGATATCGAGGAAGATATAAAACACTTGAAAAACTAAGAGAAATATTCTTTAGAAGAGTTACCGAAGTTAAACAAGTAGAGAAATTTATCGAATATTACAAATGGTTTGATGATGCGATAGCAGAAGTAATTGGCCAACTTCTGCCCGCCAGCGGCGATTTTACGCCCGATGCATATAATACGATTGAAAGTCACGTTCTTGAAAGAAACAAATATCGTAGCAAGTTTCCGATGCTTAATTATGAAGAACCCACGGTGGAGGGCCTCCTGGCCAGTGAGGACGCTGGCTTTGGCTCCTCGTCACCGGCCGCCAGTTCGCCTCGACCTACAAATAAACACGAAATATTCTGGAAGAATAGAGCACTTAGAACAGCGCCCGAGATTACTTCGGGTGATGCCACTGTCGATAGCCAAAGAGACAACATTCGAAAGATTGCGGCTAGTTTTCCAACTGTACCCCAAGCATTACCGAATTTTAAGAGTGTAGATGGAACCACATATAAAGGAATGCAAGATGTCGCTCAAAATGCTCAAAATGAAAAGCTTTCTAGCACATTGGCCAGGCGTGGGTCTGGTAGTTATTGGGGTGGAGTAAACTTCCAAGAAAACAAGAACATACAATTCACTTATAATGCACTATACGCAGGTGGCCCTGTCAATACAGATAACAATGTTTTTGTTCCCAAAAATGTTTTGATGGCCTTAACAGATGATTTAGAACCTTTGGATGAGATTACTGCAAATGTAGCTAATTTTCCCTCCAGTAGAAAGTTGAAGAGAGTTTTTGGGAGGGTCCAACATGGACGTGATTGGGAAGATGGTAGTGGATACGCAAACACCAAATCTACATATTCTTTCCCCTTTAACATCATGAGTTCATCGGTGGTGTCAGGATACAACAAGTTGGTGGTTAATAAAGTAACCTCCAGCATTGAGGTAACTAACTTACATAATGATGTGTATGGGCCGGACATGGAAGTGCCGATGCAGGGACCGTTTACAGATCACAACGTGGGGGGTCACCAATCTCGCCATGTGGCTATAAATACAGGTTCTGTATTAGATACTTATTTGACGCGTCCAGAAGCTTGGAAGTTGCTTTTAGGAAAATGTCCTAATACTAGTGGCGCCATTGGCATGGCGGGTGTTGACTATCCGTGGCCTGAGGCTAATGATGCCCACAAGCGACCTTATCCCATGACGGCATCCCAGAAGGCCATATATTATCGCGGATTTGTTGCTAAACGCCCAGTGAATATTCGCAATATTACTAGTTCCATGGACTCTGTTTTGGGTAATTATACTCATGCCGCCCAGGTCGTTCAATCGGTAGGGGCTTATTCAACTCCGCGACACTTTTTGGAATATCAACCCCCTCTTCCCACACCGGTTGTAAATCTTCTTGAAACTGTCCCCTCGGCGTCAACAAATGTGGTAGGGTTTTTCCCTTGGATACGACGTACAGAAAACTCTCACTTTAATTGGGATTTGGATTATGCCCCCGTAGAACTCACAGGTACAACCAATAAGACTGTGTTTGTGGGTCGATTTGCGGCGCCCGGCGGTCCAGATGTGATGTCTCGTGGTTTCCTTGATATTCGAGGCGCCGAATACTCTCCGTACAATGCTCTTCCTTGGCGGAATCTTTCCGTCCTAAGGCCATGGCAGCCTCCTAGCGGTACTATCTCTCAAGCCACCGGATCCGGAGTACCGGGCATTCGCGTATACGATATTCATGGTAAGTCTTACGGATTAAATGGACTCTTAGCTCGACACTCGGCAAGATTTGGTCGAGATTCGATATTTGAAACAGCATCTCCTGGTGCGACATATAACCAGCTACCCAGTTTCCAACAAAATAATCGCAACCGATGGGTGGTGATTAAATCATCTTCAACAGCGTATGCAGATGATTCAGGATATTCTAGTGGCTCACAGTTTGATAATGCTTATGTAGTCCATCCTATTCCTAGATCAGATCGTCAATATTCTTGGTTTACATCTTCCTTGGTATCCTCTAGTGACGTACGCTATTATCGTTTCCAACCAACCGGAAGAAACTTTCCTTATGATTTATTCTCTGGATCTTCCGGATATGTAGATTATTTTGATTTTATTACAGGAAGCGTCATTGATACTTCAGTGGGAATGTTTCAGCCTACCACGAGGTTAAATATCTTTACTCTTGATCCGGTCACGGGCTCTACAACCAATGTGTTAGGATACCCTTCCACCTCGGCGGGCACAGCTTATTTTAACTCACAGTTAATTGAAAAACTATCTGCTGCTGATTCGAATACAGTTACCGGGTCAAGCGCCAATTATTTCAATCTTTTAATGACGCGCCGCGGCAATACGTATGGATGGAATTGGCAGAAGCTTCGCCAGAACGATCATCCTATTTTGGTTGCAGAAGCCACAGGATCCACACTAAGTTTAACTAAAAATCCCGGCAAGAGTGTGCTTTCTAGCTATAGTGTGGGGGCAGTTTCTTTGAAAGGGCGCCCAGTTTTGATGAATATTGATGCACCCGCTTCCACAGCATATAAAAGGCCGCAAGCAGGTAATAATCTTACACTTAAGGCATCAGACAATAACAGGCATATTTATTTTAATAACATCGAATTGGATAATCACTTAATAGATCCTAAAATAAGGATTCCAACTGCCTATGATGGATTAACAAGAGCTTTTAAGAGAAACAGAGCTTATAGTTTACAATGGGTTCTCTATTCACAAGGAGTATATCCTTCAGATCCAAATGAAATGCTTTCTCGCACCACCACTCGAACGGATTATAATAATGAATTTTGGAGGAACATCCGTACGGGGACAAATTCAAGAGCCACAGTGGGAAATGCTATCAACAACTCCTTTAGTCGTTCTGTCTCACAAAGTTGTTGGGCTATTGATGCGCAGGACAATTTCTTAACACGAACGGCAACCACCCTTCCTACGCCGAGTTGGAACTCTTCTTCTTCTCCTGGTTATGATCATGGGTTGATTATCTCCGGCGCCGCAGGCGAAATGCAAAATAACTATTTCTTCTATTGGGATACTGAGTATTCAACTGGCGGCCCTGTGGAAAATAAATATCAAGTGTTATCTCCTAGTGCTTTATATGCGAGAAAGCATATGCTACAATCGCCTAAATCTGTGAGTCCGTGGACTAACATTCCTGAAACTGGAAGCAATCCTAATATTGGAGAGTTTTCAACAGCGTCGATGGAAGGAATTGTACCCGAGCCTTATGCCGGAGAAGCTTTGTGGGAAGCTGACACACAAGCGGGAAGAGTAATTAAGAGTGGCTCTCAGGTGCATTTTGAGGTTACGTCCTCAAAACCTTGGTTTGGTACTTATGATGACTTTCGATATGATTTAAAACTTCTTGCAAAAGATTATTCTATTATCCCTGAGTTTAGAATTAGTGAACATGTAGATGATTATATTAACTATGGAATATTAAATCAAACAAATACATTCGAAATCCCCGGAACCACATTGAACAGCACGCAAGACAATTTCTATAAAGATTATTCTAACTCCGAATTTATGAAGGAGTTTAGTAATGTGCCAAGCGAAACCAGACTAAAAGCCTCAGAAATACGTCTTGTAATGAGTGCTGCAATTAGATTCAATCCGTATAAGGGATTTTATCCAGCACAAAGAAGTATGAATCTGGTTACTCAATTTTCTAAATCTTATGGTGCTGGGCTGATGGGTAAAAAACAGGGTGGTTCTGTTGTTAAAGGGACTTCTCTGCTCAAAAAGTCCGGATCTTTATTGAGGCCGTTAATACAACCATTGTTTGCGCCGGGTATCTTATATAACACTATGAAAGGTGGAATAGCTGTTGATTATCCCACTCTTATCGATGCCACTCGGTTTATTCCGATAGGATGGACAGGTTCTTCGGAAACTACAAACGATTGGGCGCTTTTACATGCTAATGCGACTAACGCAGAAGAAACAACTGAAGGGTATAATGGAGGTGAGTGGTATGATTTAAGGATACCATTTGAAGCCATTCTTGAACCCGAATCTCATATAAAAGATGTTGCCTTTATTGATTGTGAACCTCATCCATCGGTGAGCTTAGATGTTAGTTCATCATTTGCAGGTGAATCTGATGGCATATATTCCAAGATGTCAACTAACTTTTTTGGTGAGATTGCTAATTTCTTTCTCAAGAACCAAGAGTTTTCTACGTTAAAATCTGGCATTATCACTGATGATTTAAAATTTGAAAGGGGCGATATTTTTGGCGCCAGAATTGTAATGCAGCGCGCATGGGATGGTGATAGAACTTATGGTAGCGAATCGGGTTCTAATGGAAGTAATGCTAGCTTTACTAAAATGGGCGCCCTGGCCTACAGTGGTTCCGGAGCCGCGGCCCGGGCATTGCGCGGCTCTTATCCTCTTCCTCAAGATCCTATTAAGAATGTGAAATTTAAGCCCCTGTTCGTTCCTTATACTCGTCCCACTGCGTACGGCCCGCCTGTTGCTGGGCGCCCAGCGTGGGGGGCGGATGGTGATGCTACCGTTCTTATCGCCCGTGAAGGGGATGCAAATGGCGTTCGAGATTTTGCCAATGGGCATGCGTGGGCTTATACTCCTCCCTATTTTTATGGAGAGGCTTGGTGTGATTTGATCTTTAGGCCCACTGCGGGGGAAACCTACTCCTTGGAGCGCATTTTATCAGAAACAAGTGCTGCCTACTGGCGCGCCGACCCCGGTGTAGAGCTTTATGCATCCAATGTCACCAAATATGCCTTGATTCCAAAAGGAGCCACAGGTAGCAATGATCCGGGCCCGCCCTATGGGGGCGCCAATGTCAACGCAAATGCCATGCAGTTAAGCGCTAGTGTTAATATCTTTGGCGTGGAAAGAGTAACAGAGCAGACGCTGGATGAATTTGGCAATTTAATAATGGATACTAATAAATCTGTAGGGAAAAAATGGGTTATTCAGTCCAAATTTGAAACACCGATGATGAATTTTAGTGATAATGATCCGGTCCATCCCATTTCGACAGCAAATTCTACATTAACATTACCCACTTATGGTTCAGCATCCGTACCTCGAGGAATGTGGCACCAATTTGGCGTACCCCCCACTGAAACTGATAATGGAATCTTCCTTAAGATTGGAGATATTCCCACTAATTGGTTGAAATATCATTATGATGTTATTACTAATGATACCATTTATAACGATAATAATGCCGGCGTGAATGGAAAGAGGCTTCATAAGAAACTGAAGTCGCTAGCACAACTAACGGGTTTTGAACGAAACGAATCTAAAACTAGGTTAGGAGAGCTAGCTTCACAACAAATAATTAGAGAAGCTGTAGTGGCAGTACCGTATACAACCGAGAATATTATACAAAGTCAAATAAGCTCCATATCTGGCGAACAAGCTTCCCAGCGCAAAAAGTTTATAAGTATCCCCAAAGAAAGATTCCAAGCTGCTATGAGTAAAAATACTGCTACTGGAGATTCCTTAGATGCTGCAGGAATTTCTATTCGAGAATTAGTACAGAAGATGGGCCGCTATGTGTTACCTCCACAATTTGATTTCATTAATAATCCCGACATTCGTCCGATGGTCATGTATATGTTTGAATTTGAATATGAGTTAGACCAAGATGACCTTGCATATATTTGGCAAAATTTAGCACCCCGCGACTACCAAAAGATTTCGTTAGAAAGCTATAGTGTAGCTCATGAACTAATAAATACAGAGCTTTTGGATACATCTATTTTGGAGAAAGAAAATCTTCGTTGGATGGTATTCAAAATTAAACAGAGAGCATCGAGCAATTATTATGATAAAATTGTAACTCAAGTAGGAGAATCGTCCGAAAATATTTTTAATAAGGAAACAACCCAGGAAAAGGAATATGAAGTGATGTTTAACTGGCCTTATGATTATATTTCTATTGTAGAAATGGCCAAACTAGATGTACAGATTTTATATAAGAATTAACTGAACGTTATATTTATAATGAGACAAAAAAGATTTTAAAATGACTAAATTTCTCGACAAAAAAGAACAAGTGTTTGATCTTAAGTTAACTCCGTACGGAAGATATTTACTTTCTATAGGTACATTTAAACCAAGTTATTATGCATTTTTTGATGATAATGTTTTGTATGATGGACGCTATAGAGCCGGAAGTGGTCCTACTGTTGATGGTGATACAGCACCAAAAGAAAGTCAAAATAATATTAATAAACGAATTAAAGAAGAGACCGTTTATATGGGAAGCCAGGTGTTGTTTCGAGATGTGGAAGAATTTATTACCAATAATGCAGGAGAAACGATTAATTTTTTAGATATTAACATTACTCCTACTAAAATCACTCCCGATACAGATGTATTCAAGTTTAATGCAGTCATTGGAGACGCTTATCTAGATGGCGAAACCAACAATGCAGCGCCCGCATGGCAAGTGCTGATGTTGGATAGCAATATTTCTTCCTCAGTTTATCGTACCAGCCCTACATCTGAACGGCTCGATGCTCCTGGTGTACTGGTTAATTCGGCAATACCCCAAATAAACATTCAGGCAAAATACACCTTAAAAGTGGCAGATCCAGAATTCGTTTTTGATCCGCAGAGCGCTCGAGAGGCGTTGGATGAAAGTCCCATGTTTGTGGATAAAAAAGTTATACGCTTGGAAGCGGTAGATCCTGTGATATATTTTAATGAAGTTAATACTCAACTACTTACCGAGAACTTTGAAATTGAAGTTTTTGAGGTTCTTAGTGGAACAGCAGGAGGTTTTTATAGCCCAACGTTGCAACGTCAATATTTTGAAAAAACAAATCCTCAAATTAAAAATGGGTTTATGTTAACTGAAATACCTCCTACAAACGATATTGCAACTTTAACTACTTCAAGTGTAGAATATTATTTTGATGTCCTAACAGATAAATCTATTAATCAGTTAATAGCTTGCGAAGCATCTCGTGTGCTGGAGAAAAAAGGTTATTATATTGATTTTGATTTTGAGTGCGCAGACGAAGCTGGAGAAACTGTGTTTTATGATATTTATGGAAGTGTTACGGAGCCTGAGATATGTCAAAGTTAATTTTTGAAGGAGATACAACTGTCAATTTTGGGAAATATTTACCTGACCCATATATTGATAAAATTTCTATAGAAGAAGATGGCACTACCGGTTATGCCAAAATGGCAATTGAAATAAACATTTTTCTTAAAGCAACCGAAGAAACCGATGAACTTACTCTTATAAACAATTTAAGTGCTCTTCGATTTTGGTGGGGCGTCGGTCTTGATTATACACCAGAGGATTATGTGAATGGCAAATCAGTATGGTCTGCCATGGTCGACGGCTCGCTGATCGCCGGGTCGTCGACGACAACTTTTTGGGAAGTGGAGAATGAAGACAATTCTTTTATAATGAATGATGCCGGCGATGGACCCGGATATGACGTATTTTATGATGAAAATGGAGACAGGGTATTAAAATTCACTTATAAGGGAGAATGGGTTCATTCATCGATGACGTGGAGTAGTCTCGGGAGCGCGTATACTAACATTTATGCATACACCTGGAGTAGCGCTGAAGATTTCTTTACTCCCGACATCAACTGGTCACCAGGTGTCGCCGCCTGGGACCAGGACTACGACGCGACGGCCACGGCCATGCAAAACCCAGATGATCTCACATATCATTCTTGGCTAAATTTTGTAAGTACCGAATCAAGTGATATATCCTATGAGCCAGTGTTAGCCGGCGGAGTCGTAGTCATTCCCGAGGACGTGGTGTGGATGGATAATAGTGAAGCTGTATATGGAAATACTCCTCTTCAAGCTATTCAGGGTTCATATCACGAGCCAGACAAACTTACACATGATAAAATTGTTAGTTCTTTTCAGGAATTATTGGATGAATACGAAGGTTCGGTGGTGGCCACCACAGATGAAGCTTTGCTTGATTCTATCAATAATATTTCTTATATTCTTATAACTTATGGAGAAGCTGTCGATCTATTGCCTAGATTGAATGAATATAGAAAAGCGTTTCCCAGTAAGACGAGCGCCACCACGACTGGACAATTATATCTTAAATATAGAAAGAAAATATATTCTGCCAATGATGTTGTGTTGCTTGGAAACATACTTCATAAGAAAGAAGTTACTGGATCTAAAATCATCGATTTAAGGTTATTCAACACGGATGTATATGTACCGCCTAGTGTCCCGACCGATTGGTGCACCGAAGGCGACGAGCTACCGTCAACATGCGCTGAGTGTGAAATTATTAGCTTTACAGTTGCCTCTTACGGCACGCCCATATTAAATCGCACTGTTTTTCAGGTGGCCACGTCAGGTGACGAAGAATTTGATTATGGATCAAGTTATGGATGGTTTTTCTTTGATTATGACAAAGCTTTTTATTATACAGCGGCCGCCGTGGCTATCGCAGATGTACAAAAACTTATCGAAAGTTTTGGGGTCGGCCTTTTTAATGTTGCCTATCAACTCAAATCTGTAGAATTAGAGCGTATGGATCCCGACGGCGAGAATGGTATGCGTATGGTTACCTCTTACACTTACAGTAATAATTATCCCGCAGTAGATTCAACCGCTTATACTGTCATAGGAACTACAAGTGATATGACAGACGACCGCGGCGATAGAATTGTGGATGGCGATGTACGCGTCCACTCTTTTTTGGCTTTACGTAATTACGAACCCGGGTATGCCTACAGCCCCATCCGATTGAGTGATAGATACGCCTACGACGCGTCTAATGATGATGGCGTAGACGGCTGGGGATATGTAGGCGCCGGCGCCTTTCGTCTGATGGCCTTTGAATTTCAAGATCTCATGAGTTATGATGCTCAAGCGCTCCTTCATGAACCCACCCTCGATAGCCCAATAGAAGCATATACTTATACTGCTACTGTGACTATGGAAGATAGCACGTCCAATGTTATATCGGCTATTTTAACTGCATTTGAGAACAACAAAGGTGAGTTTGATACGTATTATGATACTGCAAAAGAAATTTGTGCTTGGAATAATATTGATGAGACCTTTAATCAATTTTTTGTTGATGAAATGGAAGCACTTTACGGCAGTAATCTTGCGGCCGCCCCATGGGTGAAAGCTGCCACTGCTTATCATTATTTTATGGACATTTTGTATAATGTTCATGGCGGCGATATAGCTATTGTCACGGCATCGGCCGAAGCCACTGGCCAAAATATTAGCCCAATAACTGGAAATATTCCTCAATTAGAGGCTTTTAATGATCAGATGATCGAATTAAACAATGCCGTAAGTACCATGAAGGCCGGCATCACAGACGCCGCCATAGAGCATGTGTTTACGTGCTCTCTAAACGCGGATGCCGTTTCAATATATCAACTACCCTCGAGCCCCGGAACAACAGATTTACCATATGCGCGTACAGTAGTCGTATAAATAGAGAAAACCACAATGCCACCAGAAGATACTATAACCACCAAAGGCGCGCCCCAGACGGACAAGTCCAATCGTCTTCGACAACAGAGGGGGAAGATCGTAATTAACGGCAAAATATATGAACAAACATCCGATAGTGCGGCGATACAGATAGGCTTAAAACAACGAAATTTAAAAATAAGCACGAGCATCTCTACAAACGAGGCAGCCTTAATGCTTTTGGCTGAATATGACTGCGGTGTGTCTGGAGAAAAGTTTGATTTCAGTTTGAGCGATGATCAAACTGAAACCCTTGACAATGAAAATATAATGGATGAAGAACGTTATAAGAAACTTGAGCCACAAGAGATCCCAGCGATTGAAAGCTTTCCAGACGTTAAAGATCCATTTTATCAACTTGATGATGAGCTTCCAGAGGGATACCAAGTAGAACAAGCCGATGCCTCGGCCGAGGCAGTCCCTAGTTATATAAGAACAGCTATAACTCTTATGCGAAGCCAACGATGAAGGAAAAAATAGATGCCTTGCACTGATGACCAACTCTCCAATCTTGAAAATTGCATCTTTGACTTCACCGATTATCAAAAAGAATCTCTGAGTATTCTTGGGACCGACGCCATCGACTCTGCCGCCGCCATGTGCGGTCTCACCGACGAAGAGAGAGAGGAGGGGATTACAGAAACTTGTTGGAATTCGTATTGGCGCGACCAAGAATCAGCGTTTGCTGCAACATACGCTGATCAACTAGAAAGCGTTATAAAGGATTGTTTTTGCTCCGATATTTATTGCAACACCGGTGGTTTCCACGACGGCTATTATTATTGCCATTCGGGTGATGCCGACCAAACCCTCAAAGCCTACGTGTATGAAGAATTAGACCCTTACGACGTTGATTTTAATTCTTACGCGGATGAGAACCTTGTCTGCTGTTTGGAAACCCGCTGGCTCGTTGGCGGCGAGACCTGCACCGATCGGCGCGATTTAGATAGATGTCCTGGTTGCGAAGATGTGTTCGGTTGGCTGCCATTCGATTTTTATAAGACTCCTTCTGAAGCATGCACTTGGGGGGGGGATTTCTTCATGTGCACCTCGGCGACACCGGAGGCCCGCTGCTCCGACGGGTGGGTACCATCGAATGAGGCCGAGTGCATCGAAGAGTACGGAGATACGGTCACCTGGTCTGGCACCGCCGCGGATGTGGATCGTATCGAAGGCACCGACTGTGTGTGCGCCGACACCGGCGCCGATTGGGATTCAAGCTCACATCTCTGTCACCGCGACCTTGTGCTCGACGAAGAGACCTTCACCGTTGGAGGTGGTTGCACCGACGACGACGGGATTACGGGCACTTACAACTCCGACGGCAACTGTGACGTCGTGGAGGAGGAAGATACTTGGGGCGGCGCCGATGCAGCGGACGAAGAATGGGAGGACGTCACATGTGACGCTCCGTCCTGTTGTGAAGGTGATGGCGCCTGTGACACCGATGGAGCCGGCCTTTATGACGCGTCCAATCCGGAATTTGGTGGGTGGTATTGCACTGGTACCGGTGGTAGCCAAGGCTCCTGTGCATGGACAGAGCCCGCTTTTGCAACTTTTGATGAGTGTGTCACTTATTATGCTGGAGCGGCCGCGGCTCCCACCGATGATGAACTGGGTACTTGTTTTGACTACTATCCCACTGAATGTGCAGACTATTACTGCAATAACACTGTGAATGCCAACTTTACCTCAACGTCCACCCCTGGTGCCGGCTATGTAAATGGCGGCGATTGTGATTGTTTTGAGGCCTATAGGTGCATAAATGGACTGGCCGCTTGTGTGGATCAGATCGACGGTGGCCCGCTCATCGGTGGATCCGATGGTGCCGGCGGCAGTCATGACACATTTTATAAGTGTATTATGGGATCTCCATGCGACTTTGTTTCTTGCGCTATAACAAATCTTGGAATTGACGATGGAAGGTGGGGTTATGATATTAGTGATGCATATAATCTGATGCTGGATTGGGAGGAAGAACTCAACGATCTGTGCGGTGATAATGATAGCTTTACTTATGGGCCAGGAAAAGGATTCCCCGCGGGAACCTATGACGCATGCAACTACTTGAACTTGGACGTCGCCGGCAACTTCGACTGCTTATATTGTGCAGCCGCCCATTCCACTCTCCAGGTAAACGATTATACTACTTATGACGCTAACGGCGACGGAATAGCTACGGAATCATATGGCACATGTGATTGTGATTCTGGGTATGGTTTGAGATCTGGTTATAGCGCATGGTCCCACGAAGACGCATGCGACCCGCTTTATGAAGAAGAGTACGAAGTAGAATCTGGCGACGCCGTCTGGTACAGCATGACGACGCCGTATGAGACAGTAGATAACTCATTTCTTTTTTCTAAACTGAGTCCAGGGTGGCGGTTAAGCGCCTGGGATATGTCGACGTCGTACAGCGTCACAGATCTGGCCGGTGCCAGCGAAGCGCTAGATATGCTCACCGGAAACGTAAGTCTGGTGTATGAATATATGGGCGATGCTTGGGGCGATGAGGAGGATACCACTACTATTATCAGATATTATTATCCAATAACTCCCTCTGGAATCACATCTTTAACGCTGGAATCAAGTGACGGTGGTTCGACGATTAATTACTCAAATGGGCCGGCCGACAGCGCCGGCGGCGAAGTGGTTCAACTAAGAGCGACCTTCGGTGGAGATTTTAGTGCCGAAGGTTATACAACTTCTCCCAGTCTGGAGCAAATGACATTGATATTTGATGCTGCTGTTCAAAACGCAGTTCCCTCTACGTTGACGAGTGGTCTTGCGAATGCCCAAGTGTTTACTTTTAAGAAACTTGCACATGCTAAATTAGATGAAAGTATGTTCTCGGTTTTTGATACAAAAGATATAGAAAGCGCCCAAGCCAAAATAGTAAGTGTATCTACCACTATGACAACTGCTACTACTAGCATTACTTCTTATTAACAAGGAAAAATTTAAAAATGTCTATTGAAGAAAAAGAAGCAAAAATAATAGATTTAAACTTATTTTCAGGCTCGGCCGACACCTTCCGTACAGCTTTAGGAGGGTATTTTGAGATGGTAGAAACCGACTTCGAGCTAGCCAGCGACTCCGCGCTGCTCACCACCGTAGGAGAAGAACCCATTTTTCAAAAGTACACCGACGCCTCCCTTTTCAACGGCCCTATGCTTTCGCCTTTTATATTACAACAAGTCACCGATGCTTCGACCGCGGTCACCGACACTCATGGCCCAAGCTCCACCACTGTGGTGGTTCCCAACTACACTTATGTAGCGGTGTTTTTGGCCGATCCAGATACCTATATTGATGACAATCACTGGAAAACTTATTGGCTTGGAGGATCTCATGGGGATGTAATTTATCCTACGATTTATAATGAAACGGTATGGGATGATTATTGGTTTGAAACAACTCTTCCATATTCTCAAATAGAAGCTAATGTTCTTATTGAGAAAGATAGTGTTGTTAACATTTTAAATATTTCGTCTCAATATAATTACTACCTTCCTCAATATCAAGAATTTGCCGCGTCCATGGATTCTGAATTACTTATTCCTAATATGTATTTGATTGAAATGTTTAATAGTGTCACTCTATCGGATGTGACGGATCCTGAAGGCCTATTAACTTCCGTCGATAGTACTACATCGCGAATATTTGACTCCACAATACAAAATTTCGTTAGTTTAGAAGGAATATATAATACAACTACCGATGACTCTCCTCTCGGCAATATTAATGAACTATTAGCGGATATTAATACATCATGGGGCGAAGAAATACCTGATTATGTTTTACATGGATATCTTTCTCAATCAGCACCATTAAATCCATTATCCGCATCTACCAACGAATATGTTAAAAATGCTTTGCAAAATATATTTTTTGATGAATATTCAATGACAGGAGGGGGCACCACTCTATCAATTTTTGATATAACAGACACCAAAGCTCTGTTTCCTTATTATGTCGATATTAGTTTCCCGATGATGGCCGGCGCCGGCGGAACGGCAGAAAAAACTGCAGCGCTCCAAGCGGCGGCTGCCGGCACCAATCCATCAGACTCCGGGCACCACACCTATCTAGTTGAATCTCTAACTTATAATAATTATTCTTCTAAAATTCTTATGCTTTTAAAGGAAGCTTTTAGCGGAGAAATAGAAACTTTACTCCCACAAACACAAGAGTATGTTTTGTCGCAAAACTATCAAGAGGCCTCAGAAGATGAAATTATAGATTCTATAATTGTTAGCACAGAGAACACCTCATTTCAAACTATAGATTATATTGATTTATTAATATATGGTTATAAAAATTATAAATCTACCAACAACAATTGTTATTTTGTAGGAGAAAGATTGATAGAGAGAGAAACAGCAATGGGAACAAATGAATCTTATGCTTATTTAAATTCTAAAAGCACATTGGGTGTTCTTGAACAGACACTTAATGTTATGCGGAATGAAGATATTTCTCCTATGGGTGCAACCAGCAATCTTTACTATATCCTGAACGGTTGGACTAATTTGCTGGATCCAGAAACTGAATCCAGCAAATATAATGAAACGATAGCATATAGAATAGAGAAAGTGGCCGCCAATCCGTCTGGCATCTTACAAACCCCCAAAGTATTGCAAAATTATTGGATTTTTAACTCACTAAATGAATCCACCATAAATTTATATGATTCACAAGTTGTGTATGGAAAAGAATATACCTATAATATTTATGCATATATTGTCTCATTGGGTGTAGAATATAGAACGAGCGATTTAAGGCTCAGCCGGCAGATAAATTTTAACGAAGATGCATCTACGCCATGGTGTTTAGAATATTATAATCCGACGACTGGCGAGACTGCAGATCAACTTGTATCGGAGGATTACTACGAACGCGAGGAAGACCTTCCTGGTAGTATTGATGAATCTTACGACCCGGCTCAGGCGCAGATGCGTATCACTTATCAACCAAAACTTAAAATATTTGAGGTGCCCATGGGCACCAAAACTTTAAAAGTATTGGATAACCCCCCTAATAAATTAACAATAAACCCCTTTTTCCTTCTTGATGCATCACAAACTATCGGATATGAAGCGAACCAAGAAGCGTTTGTGGAACAACCATATCCTAAAACCATCTCCTCAGCAGATGTTGCCTTAGAAGAAGAATACTTAAATACTAAAAACCTTCTCGATGGAGATATCTTAACAAATAAATCAATCTCTCAACAAAGATTTTTGCAGGCTTACCGTGTAGATGAAATTCCCACCTCTTTTGAAGATTTTGACGGAAGCCTTATAAGCACAATTGATTTAAAACTTAAAGATTCTATCTATACCTTATCAAATTCTATATTTTATGATATGATAAAAACTAATCACAAATATTATTATGTGTTTAGAGTGTTGAATGAAAATTTGATGCCCGGATGGTTGTCTGAAATTTACGAAGCAGAGTTAATTAATGATGGAGGCTACACTTATCCCAACTTTGAAGTTCTCTTTGAGGAAGACTTACAAGAAGAAACATTTACTAATCCATCCATTTCTTTTAAAAAATTAATTCAATTACAACCAAATATGTCTCAAGTGGCTTTAAATGATGAACTCATAGATTATAATTTATTAGCATCCGAACAAATAGGCAATATGAGCTTAGGAGATGCGGATGAATTAATTTGGGGAAAGACGTTTAAGATCCGGCTCACATCCAAAAAGACAGGCAGAAAAATGGATCTAAATGTTACTTATAAATATGAAAGAGAAAGCAATTAAAAAAAACACAAACTATTTAGAGGAGAGAGGTACATAAATGGCTTTTTTAGATAACTCGGGCGACATTATTTTAGACGCCGTCCTAACAGAAACCGGCCGCCGTAAGATGGCCGAGGGCAACTTTAAAATTGTAAAATTTGCTTTAGGAGATGATGAAATTGACTATAGTTTATATAATCTTAACCATCCTTCTGGCACCGCATATGCTGATTTAGAAATTTTGCAAACTCCGATAATGGAATCAGCAACTCAAGTTGGACTGAATTCCTCATTAATGACAATAGCTAATAATGATATCTTATATATGCCGTCGTTATTGTTAAATGAAAAATTAGACACCGCAGTCAAGAGACAAAACAATACAATTTACATTGCTGTTAATTCACAAACCAAGGCAAGTCTCGATAATTCTAGCGTTGGATTTGGCTCTGGCTATGCCCTGCTAGCCGGCCAGCGCGGTGGCGCTTCATTTATCACTATAGAATCGTGCATGGATAACAGCGATATTCCTATGACTCGAGCAAATCAAAGTACATATATTGTGAGTAAAAATATGTTAGATACAAACATGAAAGTGACTTTTGACAACAATTTCATTACATTCCCAATGGTTTCATCTGGCAAAACTTCATTTTCCACAGGCACCGACGGATCATGGACCGGCACTACGGGCCCTCTGCAGTCATTAACAAGTGTATCTCCGGCTGCGAGAACGGGCTATAGCACAGCAATAGGGCCCATGAGCCGCGCAAATATTTTCACGCCGGCAGAAGGCACAACGGATGTGACCACTTTCATACAATCGGCCGGCGTCGTGGGTAGTATGGCATATCTTAACGTTTCTATAGATCCGGCACTTACTACTACCAAAGACCAAACCGCTTCTACGAAGTGGACAAAGTTTGGAAACACCGGCGTAACAATCACGGGACTTAGCGCAACTAGAACTTATTCTACAATAGCGCTTGAGTTAGAAATTACTACAAATAGTAGCGCCGCAACAATAAGTATTCCAATTACCCTTATTAAAAGAGACACCTAAATATTTGGAGAAAATGAATGGCAGTCAAGAATTACGAAACACTTAATACCAATACCGATGTAACTACCACTAGAACATTGTTACACGAAGCAATTCCTCTTACTGGTGCAATTGTCTCTGGAACTTATTTTGAAGATTACACAGCCACAGGCGAGACTAATATTAAAAACTATTCTCATGGAATGTTTCAATCGGTATATGATTATGCTTATTTGAGTTCTTCTTCTAATCATATTTTTGATATTACAATGGGGTATTCTAATAATTCTCCTTTGAGTAGTTCTTCAAACGAACAGAATGCCAAGAAGATTAACATTTATAATGAAATGGCTCAAACTTTATTGGGTTATGATTTGACTGGTGCTATTGAAGTTTTTGAAAACGATCTTAACACCGCGGACGATAGTGGTCAAATGCGTGAAGTATTTTTCCTTAACTTTTCGAGATTATTGACCAAAGACCAAGTTAAAAAGGGATCCTTCAGCCTTCAAATTGGAACGGGCTCGTGGTCAGATCCTTTTGTTATAGCCCCCGTGGGAGTTACCCTTACTGATTTATCCGCCTCTGATACTCAGGGAACTAATTCAACAATTGTGAGTGGTGATTATGGTTTGCTCTATCACTCGCCCTTTACCGCATCGGCGGTAGGAGTTGTTTTTTATCAAGCAGGAGTGGCAGTTGTCACAGCATCTATTTTTGCCAGCGCTTCAGTAGCGAATGCTAGCACACCAGCATCTGGTAGTCAAGACCAGTTTAATGATAACAACGGTACCATGTATGGTATTACAGGTTCTTGGACCGATCTTCCGATTTCCTCGTCATGTGATGCTATTAGACGGAGAGTCTACAACCTCTCTTATAATAACACCACAGAAATCAACTCTACCATTTATTTCTGCAGGGCGTCTTCTAACAAGTTCAACTATAGTACTAATACCACTTACACTACTGGTAGTAAAATAAGAGTAAAAAACGTCTCAACAGACACCCCGGTATCATTCATAACAACAATTGGCCTATATAATGCCAGCAATGAACTCATGGCGGTTGCAAAACTATCTGAGCCCTTGAAGAAGGATCCATCAAACGAGGTGACACTGCGCGTTAGACTGGACTACTAAAATGTCCATTAAGAAGTTCCGACCCAGAGATGTACTTCTGAACACAATGAAAACTCACCCTAGTTGTGAGTTTTTCGTTTTTGATGGGAATGTCTATTACAACAACACTCCGGAGATTTCGGGAACTTATAACATAGGATACAATGCATCGGAGCATGGCGGCGATTTAGATATACCTCAAGGCGGTTCACCCGTCCCTATTACTTCAGGGTACGCAAGTCTCTACGAGATGAATATCGATAGGATATCGGGCAGCACTGATAGGTTT